CGTATGCGTCGGATGCCATCGGCTATGTGGTCGATGACCCGCTCGCGTATTTCCGCGTTGCGGTTCTTCAGCAGCCACAGGCCGGTGTGTCTAACGCTCCGGGTACGACGATTGGCTACATGTCGCAATCGTTCCTCGGTACGAACGCCTATGTCATCACCAACAGCATCCTTGGCGGCACCAACTCGGGTAATACCGCGACGGGTGACTCGGCAATGGGTGTGACGGGTACGGCTCCGGCGGCGGGTGCGAACGCGGGTAACGGTCGCAATACCTCGACCCTTCCGTTCCGCATCATTCAGTTGGTTCCGGATACGGCGGTTACGGTCACCACGACCAACGGCAGTACGGCACTTTCGTCTGCTACGACTTCCAGTTTGACGGTTTCGTCCGCTACCGGCATTCAGCCGGGAATGCAGATCTGGTTCAGTGGCTCGGCTGTTGCGGGCGCTCGTCAGGGCGACTTCAGTACGGTTACGGGTGTCAGCGGTACGACCGTTACCTTCACCGCGCCTCGCGGTACGGGTTCGGGCAGCACCATCGACTTCAGCGGTACCAACTTTGCGGCTGGCGGTACGGTTTACTTCATCGGTTATCCGGAAGTGATCGTTGGCTGGAACTTTGGTTATCAGTCGTACAACCTTGCCGCTGGCGTCTAAGGAGTAATTACAAATGGCAATTTCACGCGCACAACTCCTTAAGGAACTGCTCCCCGGCCTGAACGCTCTGTTCGGTCTTGAGTATGCTTCCTACGGTGAGGAGCATAAGGAACTGTTTGAGGTCGAGACCTCTGAGCGTTCGTTTGAAGAAGAGACGAAACTCTCGGGCTTCAACGCGGCTCCGGTGAAGAACGAAGGTCAGGCGATTGCGTACGACAACGCGCAGGAAGCATGGACCGCTCGTTACAACCACGAGACCATCGCTCTCGGCTTCTCCATCACTGAAGAAGCGATTGAAGATAACCTGTACGACTCGCTGTCGAAGCGTTACACCAAGGCACTCGCTCGTGCTATGGCGTACACCAAGCAGTACAAGGCGGCTTCGGTTATCAACAACGGCTTCTCCAGCCAGTACAACGGTGGCGATGGCGTCCCGCTGTTCTCGACGGCTCACCCGTTGGTTTCGGGTGCGACCAACAGCAACACGATCTCCACCTCGCCTGACCTGAACGAAACGTCGCTTGAAGCGATCACGATTCAGATCGCCGGTTGGACGGACGAGCGCGGTCTGTTGATCGCCGCGAAGCCGCGCAAGTTGGTGGTGCCGCCGAGCCAGATGTTCGTTGCCAAGCGTCTTCTCGACACGGAACTCCGTGTCGGCACGACCGATAACGACATCAACGCTCTGAAGTCGATGGGCACGATCTCGGAAGGCTTCAAGGTCAACCACTTCTTGACTGACACCCACGGCTACTACGTCCTCACCGACGTGCCGAACGGTCTGAAGATGTTTGAGCGTGTTTCGCTTCAGAACAGCATGGACGGTGACTTCGATACGGGCAACGTGCGGTACAAGAGCCGCGAACGTTACTCGTTCGGTTGGTCGGATCCGCTCGGCGTGTTCGGCGTGGCCTGATGACGAAGGGGGGCTTCAGCCCCCCTTTTTCTGGGATTAATGAGTTACGTAGACTGACCCAGCAGACGTTGCAGAGACTACGTAGCGATAGATGACCCCCTGCAAGGGGTAAGGAATGTATCATGGCACTTGCTACTCATCTTGGCCCGTGGCTCGTTGGCACGGTTAAGAATCCGTCGAACACTTCGACGACTGTTTCTTCGTCTCAGATCGGCACGTACCGCAATTGCGGCGCGACCGTTGCTGTTCAGACTTCCCCCGGTGGTCTCCTTTACACCACCACGTCGAATACGACGCTGACCTCCCCGGGTAACGTCGTTAATGCGGTAGGCGGCACGAGCAGCACCACACTGACGTTGACCGCTACTAACGCGAATATTGTTTCCGGTATGACGGTTGTTGGCCCCGGCATTGCTGCGGGTACGACGGTCACGTCGGTTTCGGGTACGGCGGTTACGCTGTCGGCTGCGGTCTCCTCGTCCGCGACCTCTCCGGCTCCGTTCCTGTTCTATGTTGCGACTGCGGGCTATAACAACAATCCGCTCGTGATCCCGGCGGGTTCGCTGATCACCAATATGTACGTCGACGTTCTGACTGCGTTCAATGCGACCGGTACGACTTCTACGACCGGCACGATCACGATCAGCCTGTTGAACAGCACGGCTACGTACACGTTGGCGACTTTGGTCTCCACGAGCACTACGTCGGGTTCGTTCGCTGTGGGTCGTTATGCTCTTGGTGCAGCGCAGACGGGCGCTACTGGTCCTACCATCAACTTCAACACGACTGCGATTGGTGCAATGCTCTTGACCAATATCAGTTCGGGTCAGAACACTCCGACGGACGGCATCATTCAGGTGAAGTACGGCGATGCGTCGACGGGTACATTGACCACGGCTACGACCGGTATGGCGTCTGTCACGATTGAATATGCTGTGCGTAATCCGGATGGCACGTACTTCCCGCAGTCGCCGAACCCTGCTTACACTAACGTGGTGTATTAATTCTCTGATTCATTAGGAGATTGGTATGCCAGCAGTAATTTACGACGCAGGTACACCGGGGTTTAACAACGGGACATCCAATGGTGGTGGCCCGTTGACTCCGAAGGGCCTGTTGAATGCGGGCTATGTGTTACAGGATCCTCGGGTCCGTGACACCAACGGTCGTCAGAAGATGTCTGTACACCAGAACATCTACGACGCCGACTTTGAATACGGCACGCAGCCCTTGCGTTGGGAGAACTTCACCTACTCGACAGCGAACACGGCGACGATTGTTCAGCAGCCGGGGCTTGGCGGCGTACAGATGCAGATCAGCACGGTGGGTGACATCACCATCCGTCAGTCGCGTCCGTATCATCGTTATCAGCCGGGAAAGTCGTTGTACATTGCGTCCAACGTCAATTTCGGTGGCCCCCAGTCGGGGCAGGTGCAACGTGTCGGCATCTTTGATGACGGCAACGGCATTTTCTTTGAACAGGGTGCGCCTTCGACGACTAATCCTTCGGGCATGTTCGTTGTTATTCGCTCTGACTCACAGTCGCCTACTGGCGGTGTGCCGGTCGACTCGCGTATCAGTTACGAAAACTGGAACGGCGATCCGAGCATCAAGAACACTCTTAACTGGAACAACGTTCAGATGTTGTGGTTGGAGTACTCTTGGTATGGCGCGGGTTGTTTACGTTGGGGCGTTTTGATCAACGGTGAACCGTATATTCTGCATCAATACGGCGCAGGTAACGGCACCAATCAGGCCCTAGGTACCGCCCAGATCCTTCCGTGGTCGCGTACGGGTAACCTCCCCGTTCGCTACGAGCAGCGTAATACATCTTCCAGTACGCCTACTGTGTTTAAGCACTTCGGCGTTTCCGTACTGGTCGAAGGCACGACTGACCGTCAGCGTGGCTTCACGTATTCGTACGGGTTGCCTTTGGCGAGTCCGGTAGTCACGGTTGCTGCGAATGCAGTTCGTTATCCGCTCCTGTCGTTCCGTATGCGAGCGATGGGACAGAGTTCGTATACGCAAGCCAACGGCGCTGTAACGACCAGTACGACAACTTCGTTGGTGGCTGCGGCGGGCACGTTTGGTTCAGGTACGGTCACTCCATTGTCGATCACGGGTAACGGTACGACGGCTACTGTCACCGTACCAAACAACTCGGCTATGCCCGCTGTGGGCAGTCAGTTGACGTTCGTGTCGGCTGCTACGCCTTCGGGCTTTAGCACGGGTGGTCCGTTCACGATTACGGCGGTTGGACAGAATACGATCTCGTACCTTAATTCAACTTCTGGTACCGCATCGGCTGTGGGTACGGTTTCGTACGTCGCGGGCCTTGCGGGTCGTATGCTGAACTATCAGCCCATCGTTGCAGGTACGGGAGGTCCGACGACGATTACGAGTATCACTCAGGCGTCTTCATCGTTCACGGGTAGTATCGCCGCCGGTTCGTCGAACTTGGTAGTGACGGGCGTTACCGGAACGATCTACCCCGGCATGCTGTTAGGCACCATTACTGGCGGTACGTTCGTAGCCAGTACTAAAGTCGTTATTGTGTCTCAAGTCTCCGGTACTCCCGGCGGTGCGGGCACATACACGATCAGTCAGGTGAATACCGGAGGAACGGCGGCGACTGTCGCGGCAGCGTCTGGCGGTGCGGCGACGGTAGTTACTGGCGCAGCGCATAACCTTACGACCTCTGATGTGGTCACGTTTGCTGGTCTTACGGCAGCATCTGGAACGATCAACGGTATTTACCCCGTTATTGCTGTACCGACAGGTACATCATTTGTGGTCAACATCGGCTACGGCAACGTTGTCGGTACGGTAACTGTGGGTACGGGCACTATTACGGCGCAGTACACGGCGCGTATCACGTCGAACACGTCCACGACGCTGACCATCCAAGATGTTGTGACGGGCTTGGCGCTGCCGTATGCACCGACGGCGGGTTGTAACTATACGGTTGGATTGATCGACCGTGGTCAGTTGCTTCCGCAGACGTTGGTCATCTCGTCTACGGCGACGTGCTACGTCGAGTTGATCGCCAGTACGCCAACGGCGCAGGTCGGCCTTGCGGGTGCGGTATTCCAACCAGAAGCGGGTCTTGGTTCGCAATACTCGTTTGCGGAACGTGATGCGTCTGCTACGGCGATGGGCGGCGGTGAAGTTGTATTCGCCTTCTCGTCCCCGCCGTCGGGTCTTCAGACGCTGGACTTGTCTTACTTCTTCCCCGTGTTGACGAATATCAAGGGCAACATCCCTGACATTCTGACGGTGGCAGTAACGACAACCAGTACAGCGGCTCCCGTGTCAGTGAACATCATCTGTCAGGAAGCGATGTCGTAATCATGAGCGACCATAACGATACCCTGAAACACGGCCTCGACATTGCCTTTGCGGCAGTGGTAGGCGGAGCGTGGTTGAAACTGTTGCCAACGGTTTCAACCATTCTGGTCATCATTTGGTACCTGATCCGTATTTGGGAGTCAGATACGGTGAAGGCAATGACGGGTAGACCTATGTCCAATCAAGATTGGATTGACACGATGACCTTTCGGAAATACCGGGAGGCTCGCGATGCCGAGCGTGAGTAAAAAGCAGCATAACTTTATGGCTGCGGTGGCGCACAACCCTGCCTTTGCTAAGAAGGCAGGGATCTCTCAGTCCGTCGGTAAGCATTTTTCCGACGCGGACAAGGGTCGGAAATTTAAAGAAGGCGGCGACGTGAAACACGCAAACGAGTTAGAAGGCAAGGCTAAGGAAACGAAGTCAATTGCCAAAGAAGAAATGAAGGCCCTGAAGCGTGGTCACGCGCCTAAGGAAATTATGGAACACGAAAAGGCGGAGCATAAGGCTATGGGCTACAAGAAAGGCGGTCATATCGAAACCCCGAAGAAGGGTTTTGCGATGGCTGAGACCAAAGGTGGTCGCAAGCCACCGCACAGCAAGAAAGGCGAAGAAGGCGATACCAAACTGAAGGGTTTCGGTATGGGCAAGGGTCTCGGTAAGGGCCGTAAGGTCACCAAGGCGGCGACGCCGAAGGACGAGATGCCGACCAAGGGCTTTGCCATGAAGAAAGGTGGGCATGTAAAGAAAGAACATACCCAGCATATGGCGAAAGGTAAGAAGGTCATGGGTTCCCCCGCCCCTGCGATGCCGAAACTGAGCGCGAACCTTCAGGGCGCGTTGCAGGGCATGGGCGGTGGTCCCGGTGGCCCTCCGGGCGGGTCCCCGATGCCACAGCCGATGATGAAGAAAGGCGGTCACGTCAGTCATCATCACCATCACCACTACGCCAAGGGCGGTCACATCAAGAAGGAACCGGAGTCGGGTCCGCACATGGTGCGTAAAGCCCATATGGCGTCGTCGAAGCCGAACCGGAAGGAAGATGGCATTGCGCAGCGTGGACACACCCGTGGCAAAGAAGTGAAAATGGCTCACGGCGGTCATGTTGGCTCGCATCCGTCTCGTCGCGCTGACGGTATCGCAGAGCGCGGTCACACCACTTGCAAGATTCGTTAAGGAGTATCCAAATGTCGAAGCATCACGAAAAACACCACGGTCATCACCCGAAGCACCATGAGCCGAAGCACCACCCGGAGCATATGACTCCGCATGTGCATCATCACAAGCATGGTGGTCACGTTGAATCGCACAAGCCCCATCAGGAGCATGTGCGTCACCACTTCCACGGGAAGTAAGTGATGATACCTTCACGGGGTATGGGGGCCATTAACCCTACAAAAATTCGTAGGAAGGACGCTGACGTCCCCGTGAAGGTTTATTGCGGCGGTGGAAAGATGGCGAAGGGCGGGTTGGCTTGGACTCGCAAGGAAGGCAAGAACCCGAAAGGCGGTTTGAACGCCAAGGGTCGGGCGTCCTACAACAAGGCACACGGGGCGCATCTCAAGGCTCCGCAACCGGAAGGTGGTCCTCGTCGGGATTCGTTTTGTGCGCGTATGAAAGGTATGAAGCGTAAACTGACGAGCAAGAAGACGGCAAACGATCCGAACAGTCGGATCAACAAAAGCCTACGGGCGTGGAAGTGCTAAATGACGGCTCCAGTCCTTTCCGGTACGACCAACTTCAACCCCGTACTCAACGAGGTTGTAGAAGAAGCGTTTGAGCGTTGTGGCGCTGAGATTCGTTCGGGCTATGATTTCCGTACCGCAGCACGTAGCCTCAATCTGCTGTTCATGGACTGGGCCAACCGTGGCATCAATCTGTGGACGATGGATCTGTCGTATCAACAGGCGCTGCTCCCCGGTGTGGCGACGTATTACCTCCCGTCCGATACGGTGGACTTGCTTGATCATGTGATCCGTACAGGATCTGGCACGACGCAGCAGGACATCAACATCACACGCATTTCCAGTTCGACCTACCTGATGATTCCGAACAAGAATGCTACGGGGCGTCCAATTCAGGTCTGGATCAATCGGTTGAGCGGTCAGACGGACGCAGCGGGTAGCACGACCACGTATCAGCCTACGATCACGGTGTGGCCTACGCCGGATACGTCCACGCAGTACACGTTCGTGGCGACGCGCCTACGTCGTATTCAGGATGCGGGCACTGGTATTAACATTCAGG